TCCTGATACCAAGTTCTTTTTAAAAACATTCCACTCAAATCCATTTTAACGCCATGCACAAACTTTTCTAATTCAGGATTCCATTCAATTCCCCCAACACGAGGAGTAATATACCCAGTAAACACATTTTGATTTGTCCAATTAACCCCATCAATCCAGCGATAATACATTCTCCAAGTATTAACCCAATTACCAATCTGTGATTGCCTCTCTGTATGAAATGTATGCCTATAATCTTCTATTTCAGCATCCTCAGTCCTAGAAGCGTTCATATATACTCTAAATGGAGCTGTTCTACGGAAAAAAGAAGAGAATAATTCCCAATTATGTTCAATGTAGTAGCCATCCTCACCCTCTTCATAATAATTATTGTTTTCTTCAGCCCACTCAAGATATTTAGTGTAAGGTTCTTCTGTGGATGGATTTATAGATGAGCTTTTAGATGAATATATATCCCTTACAGCACCTGCTTTATCTAAGCTATATTGAAAAACATCACCACTTACAAAATCTAGCGCAGAATCTGCATTATATGTATCATAGCTTGGTTGTTGTGGAAATAAGGAAAACTCAAATGTGTGTATAGGGTCGCCAATATCAGGAAGCGAATTAGTAGTCGAATCTATCCTTGTAGGTAGATTTTTAAAATTAAAAGAGCCTACTAGGTTTGCATCTACATAAGTATCTGATTGCCTACCCTTACTCCTAGAAACACTTGCTTTTAATGGTTCAAATTCTATTTCAAAAACTAAAGCATTGAAATTATAATGTTTTTCTAGATTATCTGTAAGAAAATGCCAGTCCTCTGTATTATATTCTAAATCAATATATCCATCTTGAGATTCTTCCATTATACTATCAAGTCTAACAGGCGACACAGACAGCATATCAAAATAATCCTCTAAAGGTGGGCTAGAAAACTCTGATTCTACATTTAAGTCAGAATAGTGATCTGCTTCACCCATATTAGTTAAATACTCATCTTTCCTTAAAAATTTAGGTTTATAGGCGTTTATGCTTAAAAGTTTAGATACTTCGCCACATAATAAATTCCCTGATGTTATATGTTTTGAGGCATCTGCGTGAGATTCTGTAAATAAATTTATATAATCTTTATCATCTGATACTGTGAACTGTGTAGTCCATTTAGTCTCAAACTCATAATCATTATTCGCATCACCATTAACCATTTTTAAATTTAATCTATCTGGAGGGCAGGAATATACTGTAGCCCCATGGTCGCCTAATTTTATACTTAACACATCTTGATTTATAAGTTGGTTAGGAATGTCGCTATCAAAATCCCCAATGCTTTTTATCCCAATAATATCATAATCATCTATAAAAGCTCTGTCTGGCACAATAAACACATTATTATCAGCAAATGGCGACTCTGTTTCGTGATTATTTATATATACTACAGCAGGAGCTTGTTTTAAATGACCATACAAAACTGGTATTCTTCTTTCGTTATCTCCTACAAATGTTTGCTCATCTTGGTATAATGTGTAATCTGATAATGGCAATTCTTTATGTATTTCATCTATATACCTATCCTCACATTTTAAATCAATTTTAGAATTATCGTGAGATACGGAAGTTATTTTTAATAATGCTATTCTAATACAATCATCTTCTAATATCTGACAAGAAGGTGTTTTGATATAAACATCAATAGTTCCACCATTCATTTCCCCTACAATAGAATCTGAGAAGCGAGTTCCGTTAATTTCGGCATTATTAATTGATATACTTGTTCCAGTTAGCTTTACTTTTTTTGACTTTAAATCAATGGATTCTTTTAGACCCCCAACTTTCATTATAAGGTCATTATAGTAGTCCCCATCAAATGTTTGAGATTTTGTTGCTAAACGGTAGATATTTCCACTTGAGTTAATAATAAAAAGAAGATCGAAATTATTAACACTGGAAGATAAGTCATTTTTTATTTTATCTGTTAAATCTATCACGAGATTCCAAAGTCCACACCACGCCTAACTGCGTTAGCTATTTTATCTGCTAGCTCTTCTTCTACGAAATCTTCACTCATTACATTACCAGTAATATTTACAGTAACGCCCCCTCCACCTGTATTCATTGCTTCAAGATTATCAACGCCTATAGATTCAACTGCATCTCTGCTCATAACAAACTCACCTCGCTCTGCTTCTATAATTGTGCCACCTTGGGAGTGTCTTCTGCCACCAATAAGTCCACCTTGTTCAAATGATTGCGCCCTGATTTGCGTTGCCACTGCAATACCAGCAGCTATTTCTAAAGCCCCAGCAATTTGTGGAGCTGGTGGAAGCAGTCCTTTGTCTGAAAGATTTTTTCTTGTTGCTAACCCAGATCTTATTGCGCTAATTACAGCCAAACCAAACTCTACATTTGCTGCAGCCTCTGCATTTTGTATTAATGCCCCTGATAATTTTCCAAGATTAGATATATTTTTATTTATATTAGCATCTTTTAAGGCTTGTTTTCTTTTTTCTAAATTTATTTCCTTAGCATCTAAATCTTGTAGTTTTGTTCTTAATTGTATTTCATTAATAAGACCATTTGAAAACTGTTCTTGTAATAAATTTCTAGCCTCGCCAATATTCGCTTGTTCTCCATCAAATACATTCATTTCTCCCTTAAGTACATTTAGGTTATTTAGAGAAACTTCTTCATCGTGCAATTGTTGCAATCCAGTTGCCATAAGTTCTTGCAGTTTAGCCTTAGCAATAATTAATTCCTTGTCTGTAAGGGCTAATGTTTTTGCTGCACTTACATCTTTTTCCATTGCTTCAGCCATATCTTCACCTGCTTTTGAAGTAGTTGTTAGATGGTCTGAAAGTTCATCTGTGACAGGAAGCATTACATCCATATTATATACAAGCTCTCCAGTTAAAAGGCTTAATCCACTAGAAGATTCTTTAGTGTCTTCTATCGCTGTAGACACTTTTCTTAAGCCTACTTCGATTTGCTCTTGTTTTTCAACCTCTAATGATGATATTTTTGCTCTAACTTGATTTATATCATTTAAAGATTTTATAGATTGAACTTCTGCATTGTGCATCTTTACAATATCCTCTGATACGCCTAATCCTTTCTGTAATTGCTCATTATTGACACCAATAAAAGATAATGCCTCATTGACAGCTAATCCTAAAGCCTTAAATGAAAAAGTTAAGACATCAATAGCTGTAACAAACCCTATACTAACAAGTAGTTCTCCTAATTTTTCCATCATATCGCCCAGTGAGGCTGATAATTTATTTAAAGCTCCCACTGTAGCTGAACCAGCAACTTTAGCAGTGTCTCCAAATAGTATATTTACATTTTCTACGAGGCTTTCAATTCTTTCAGTTGAGTTTGCTGCTCCTGTTACAGAAATTCCGTATCTACTAAGAGAATTTGTTGTAGATCCGATTGTTTTACCAATTAAATTTGCAGAAGAATTTAAATCTATGCCTAAAGCAGCAGATAAATCTAAGGTTGCTACTGTTAAATTTGATACAGCATCTTCATTTCTAACAAAGCTAGCCAAAACTGCTTGTGACTGTATTATGACTTCATCGCCTACTCCTGTAACATCTTGAAGGGCAGATGCTTGTTCTTGAAGTTTTATAGTATTAAAACCCAAGGCATTATTTAATTTTAAAATAGCTTTCTCTTGCTCTCCGAATAACTTTAAAACTTTTCCAATACTACCTGCTACGAGAGTAAATCCAAAAGAAGCAAGTAGCAATGTTGAACGCATTGTAGCAAATGAGTGTGATAATAATCTACTATTCCTAACGCCTAATACAGATGTTCCATTATACTTATCTAATTCTCTGTTTAATTTTTTTTGTAGCCTTTCAGCTTTTTTATTTCCTTCATTTAAACGAGTCTGAGAAACTGCTAATTGATCTATAGCAGATTTTAAAGCTTTTGCGCCTTGCGCCTCAAATCTAACCTTTATTGTGTTTGCCATCTTCTATAGCCTTATTTTGTACTTTGTTTATTGCTTTTTTGATAATAAAAGACTTTTGCACCCAAACAGCAGGTTGTTCATCGTAACTACCTTCGTATGCTGGAGTCTTAAAGTTATCGCAATATATATATCGTTCAATGTCTTGTTGAAATTCTTTATCGTAAATGATGTTATTACAAGCGAAAAAGGGAAGTTGGCTCTTAACAGAGGATGAAGGGCTAAAAGATTTGCCAGTCTGTTCATTCATGTCCTTTGTTTCTTCTATAATTAAATCTACAACTTCCCAAACATCTTGCTCACACGAAAATATGCGAGTTTCATATTGCCCATCTACCATTACTGGCAGTTGTGCCTCGTAAGGAAATTTATGGAATTGACAGCCCCCACATGGCTCAACCATTACATTGAGTTCTAACTGGAGGCTTCTTGCTCCCCCATAATGAAATGATCTTGCATCTTAACAAAGATTTCTACTCTATCATCATCTCCTAGGGATGTGAATAATTCATCTGTAAAGCCCTCAATCCCTGCTTTTAACCATCTATACATACATTCAAATGGTGCAGTGAATTTATTATCATCAGAATTATAGTCTGTGGAGTTATGTAGTACATCTTTTAGTTTACATAGCTCTAGCACACTTATCTCTTTAAACTTAACCTTTTTACCAGATTTTGTCTTAAATTCCATTTCATTTCCTTTTTTTATTTAGTCTTTCTTCTTTTCTTCTTTTTTAGATGATTTCTTAACAGTGACTCCTTGCTCGACCCATCCTTGAGCAAGAAGTTTTTCTGCGTATTTATCGTCATCTGTTTTTTTAGGCTTCAAAACACCTTCCTTGATAAATATTCTCATTATATTCTCCTATTATGCGTTATCGCCACCTAGAAAGTGAGCTGTGTTACCTGAAGATGGAGCTAAAACTTTAGCTTCAAAGCTAACCATAGCTACATCATCACTTGTCACTTCACAAGATGTTAATTTAGATTTTCCGAACCACATGCCGAATTTAGTTGTAGAACTTGCACCAAAAAATACCCCTGTAGGTGTTTCTGTTGTCCCTGCAACTGCAACATCTGCTGCATAGAATGTAAGGTAAGATGCAGTAGCTGGGTCTGGATCTCTAAATGCCTCAATCATATTATCAGTCTCATCATCATACTTTAATGTTCCACCCCAAGTAATTGAAAGCTCTGGGAGTGCTTTTCCCCATGCTTCTGGCTCGCCATTTGAACCAGTCGCTCCAAGGAACTGA